ACCCTATTAGTAAAACATACTTGCAAGTACCCTAATAAACTGTGAATTGTGTGAACAGTTACGTAAGTACTTGATAATACTATATATTAGATAGTTCACACCTACCTGTAAAAAGTGTGTGCTAGGTGTGAATAGTGTGAACGGTTCTTGACATTTATATAAACTAAGTTCATAAGATTAGTAGTGCCAGAAAAGAAACCAGATGGAAGAACCTATGAGGCTGGTAAGCCGAAACAGGTGATTAAGCAGCAAGCCGCTAAGCGATCACGGTGTCATCGTAAGAAGATGAAAGCCGAGGTTGATATGAAAGCAGCTCAGAAGGAGCTAGCTAAAGTGGATGAGGAATTGGATATAAAGAAACAATTTTTGGATACTATGTCCAAAGCTCCCACGCCTGCGGAACAGAGGAAGGCACTACTCGCGTTATTCGCAGAGCGTGGGGTTAATCCAATTGAGGAGCTTCTTCAGTTCACACAAGATCCTGAGATAAAAAAATCCGACAAGATAGCTATTTGGAAAGAGCTAGCTAGTTTTACTCAGCCAAAATTAAAAAGCGTAGACGTTCAAGCGACAGTACAAGGTGAGATGAAGATCTTGACAGTAGATTATAGTAAGGCTATAAAGGATGACATAATTGATGTAAGTGCTTCTGACTACGAAGAATTTTTAAGTGACCAAGATAGACATGGCGATTAACGAAGATCACGATCCAGTATTTGATAATGTAAGGGGGCAGCTCGGAGAGCACTTTACAAACTACATGTTCATTGTAGTTGATGACGATGGCGATTTATTCTATGATTATTCGAATCACAGGGTGGGGCGAATGTTATTAAACGAAGCGCATATGGATATGCAAAGCCAAGGCGGACTTAACATAGTATGGCAAGACGCTGAGGTTGAAGAAGAAGAAGAGGAATGAACGTACAGATACCAGCACAAGGATGGGAGCCGAGACAATACCAGCTACCACTTCTTAAGTATATGTCTCAAGACAAACGTGGCTTGCGAGCAGTAGTTGCGTGGCATCGACGTGCCGGTAAGGATTTGACTTGTGTGAACATTATGGCAATCAAGGCGATGCAGCGAGTGGGCACGTATTGGTACGTTCTACCGTATGCCAACCAGGCCAGACGTATTGTTTGGAATGGCATGACAGGTGAGGGTAAGAAATTTATTAACTACTTTCCAAAGGAATTAGTAGAGAAGAAAAGTGAGCAGGAGATGCGGATACACCTAAAGAACGGTAGTATCATACAGCTTATGGGGTCGGATGATCCTGATAAGATGGTGGGAGCAAACCCTGTTGGATGTGTATTTTCAGAGTATAGTATATCAGATCCGAGTGCATGGCAGTTGATTAACCCCATCCTAGCCGAGAATGGTGGGTGGGCGTTATTCAACGGAACGCCGCGCGGCGAGAACCATTTCTACAAGGTTCTCCTAAAAGCACAGGCTGACGGTAAATGGTACAGTAGTCATCTGTCCGTAAAGGATACGAAGGCCATAACACCTGATGAGTTACGGACCGCTCGCAGCGAGCTGAACAATGAAGCAAGATTCCAGTCGGAGTACATGTGTTCGTTTAAAGTTCCTGTGGAGGGAGCGTACTACGGTGACCAGATAAATAAGCTATACAGAGAAAAGCGTATAGTAGATACTATACAAGTGGAGCCGAATCTGCCAGTACATACAGCGTGGGACTTAGGTATGGATGACGCTACGACTATTTGGTTTATACAGATTTATAGAAATGAAATACGTATAGTGAACTACTACGAGAATAGCGGAGAGGGTTTACCGCACTATGCTCGTGAGTTGCAGAAGTGGGCAGTACAGAAAGATATTACCTATGGGAAACATTATGCACCGCATGATATTAAAGTCCGAGAGCTCGGAACAGGTAAGAGTCGAATAGAGATAGCACGAAGCATGGGACTGAAGTTTACAACAGTAAAGAAGATACCGGTCATTGATGGTATTGAAGCGGTCCGTGCATTGCTACCAAGATGTTGGTTTGCTAAAAACGATTGCTATTTGGGTATTGAAGCACTTAAAGGATACCACAAAGAGTTCGATACATCGCGCGGCGTCTTTAGAAAACAACCGGTCCATGATGCAAACTCTCATGGAGCTGATGCATTTAGAACATTAGCGGTAGCGTTAAAACAACCAACATTAGATAAGAAGAAGCCCAAGTATGAGTACGAAGTCCCAAGCATCAGTTGGTAGTGACTACGAGTTACCTTTGTTGCAACAAGCAGTATGCATGTACAATACACAGAATCTTGATTTCTATAATCTGATAGCTGAGTATTTACACACTGAAGGTAAACAAAACTATATTTTTACTGGTCCTGACTATATACTAATCGCAGGAGTGGAAGAAGATGAGAAAGGTAAGTATTGGCATTTGGCTTACGCAGCCCACAATAACCCTAAGAGAACGCTAAAGATCTTTTTTGAACTTGCACCGTTTAGACTTGACAGGGTTATGTTTTGTCGCTATTACAATATGGATAAGCTAAAAATGTACAAATGGGACAGCTTATTAAGGATATCAAAATATAATGAAAACACCTAAATTACCGCCGCCTCCACCTCCACCGCCACCTCCTCCTGCGCCGCCACCTCCTCCTGCTCCTATAGCACGTAAAGGAATTGCTCGTTCGTCTGCGCCAAGTAGGGTTGTATCTTTTAATAGCTTATTTAGAAATATGTTTGGTCAGAGGTCTAGACAAAAAACGTCTACTAAACAAGAAACTTTAGGCGGTAGTACAAAACTTTATTAGTATGGCATCAGCAGGAATAGGAGGAGGAGCAAAAGTATTTGCCAACACCATGAAAGGTATTGGTACAGTTACAAGACAAAAAATAGCAGCATCTCCAGGCACACCAGTAGACCCTTCTAAAAGTACAGTTTTACAAAAAAACCAAACTATTAAACGAGGTTTTACTACTAAGCCAAATAATTTTTTAAACCTGGCTATGCAGTTTAGCGATCCTAAAGGTCCAAAAAATGCATCTACGCAATATACATTTCCTGATAGAATTGTTTCAGCTAATAAGAGAAAACCTCTAGGCGGAGGTAGCTTATTAAAAACATGAGTAGTATAATACATTTAAATCAGCGTTACGAAGAACTTAAGCTTTTAAGATCAAATCTTGATAGTATGTTTAAAGACTCACAAAGATTTGTGCGTCCTAACTCTAATAAGTTTGATCACGGTCATACAACTAAACAAGACGATGGGTCTAAAGAGTTGTACGATGATACAGCTGTTTGGTGTAATCAAATGTTTGCTAACGGTCTTTCATCGAATCTTATACCTAAGTCTGATAAATGGTTTTACCTTAGAGTACAGAATAAAAACCAAGGCACTTTATCGCAAGAAGAGTTGTCATTTTTACAAAGCTGTGAGGATAGAATCCTGCATGAGTTTGCGTTACCGCAGTCACAGTTCTACTCGTCATCTCACGAATGTTTTCTAGATGTTGGTGCTTACGGTACATCACCTGTACAGATATCAGAAGTAGATGGTGTGGTTAATTTTAGGTCTCGTCCGTTATCTGATGTGTTCTTTGACACAGATCAATACGGAACGGTAGACACAGTTCATTACCGTTGTTTTAAAACAGCACGTCAGTTAATGCAGGCATTTCCTAATATTGCGGATATGCGTGGATTTGATCCAAAGGACTCTGTACATAATAAGTATGAATTAATTTATTCCATTTATCCTAATACGGATAAAGCGGCTAAAAAAGGTAGCCGTGTAGGAAAGGGACGTAAGTATACAGTGACATACTGGTGTCCTAAAATGCCTGAGCCCATTCTAGAAAGTGGCTCAAGTTATTTTACATTTTTAGTACCACGTTGGTCTAAGCTTGCAGATGAAGTTTACGGACGTGGCCCAGCCTTTTCTTGTTTATCACAGATACGTGCACTTAACAAGATGGTAAAAGAAGCATTGACTTCTGCTGAGTATTTGAATTTCCCAACTCTTACTGCTGAAGAAGATAGTATTATGCTTCCGATGAAGTACGGCTCTAGACAGATTATGTTTCACGAGCCAGGCAGTGAGAAGCCGTCACCTATCTTGGCTGGTAATCAGCCACAGTATGTGATGGAGATGATACGTATGTATCGTGAGTCTGTTAATCGTGCATTTTTTGTTGATCAGATTATTAGACAAGAGAAGAAAGAGAGACAGTCAGTGCTTGAAATCCAAGACACTCGTGGTCAAATGCTAAATCAATTAGCTCCATTACTTAATAGAATGGAGACTGAATATTTAGGACCTGCTATTGAAGTTACATTTGAATTGTTAAACAGACAAGGACAGCTGCCTCAAAAACCTGCATCGTTAGATGGTGCATCTCTTGAGATTTCTTACGCTAGTCCTAGTGCTCAATCGCAATACGCTAGCAGACTTGCTGACATAAGTGCGTTTATGCAGGACATTGCTCCATTAGCTCAAGTTAACCCAGAGATAATGCAAGCAGTAGACGAACAAAAACTTTTTGAAAGCTATGCTAAATTTAGAAACATTGACCCTTCTGTTATTAAGACAGCTGAAGAGGTACAACAAATGAAGCAAGCACAAGCTGAACAACAAGAACAACAAGCGCAGATGCAACAAATGCAAGCCATACCTCAAGTATCAGGAGCTATAAAAGACATAGCTCAAGCAAAACAAGCTGACCCTGAGGGGGCTGGTGGATTGCTGAATATATAATGGATAAACTAAACACAATTATGAAGCTTCGCGAAAAAAGGAAGCTTAGGGACGACCTGCTGTCTATATTGGAAACAGAGCCAGGCAAAAGGTTTTTTAGAATTTTACTTAGAGAGTGCCACGTAACTAAGCCTGTGTTTCACAGTGATGTTGATAAGTTAAGAGAGTGTGAAGGACGTAGGCGTCTAGCTATGAGTTTTTTATCTTTGTTGGGTCAAGACGATCCGCAATTCTTAATTAATAAAATAGAAGAAGAAAACAATGTCTGAAGAAGAAACTAATACAACAGAGGAACCATCAGGAGTCTTAGGCGCTGATGTAGTCCCTGATCAACCACAAACAACTGATTCGGATGTAAATCCGTATACAGATATGTTAAACACGTTGCCTGATCATTTAAAAAGTAACGAGACGATTCAGAATTCTAAATCGTTTGAGTCTTTAGCTGATCAGTTGGTCAACGCTCAAAAAGCGTTAGGTGCAAAACGATTGCAAGCACCTCAAGAAGATTGGACAGAAAAAGACTATAACGATTTCTATAGTCAACTACGTCCAGAAAATGACGAGTATGCTATACCAGAATCAATCGAAGGCATGGAAGAGCTGCCTGAGCTACCAGAACAAATTGAACAAGATCTTGTAGACTTTGCAGGTCAAATGGGTTTAACACAAGGACAGTTTAATATGTTGCATGAGCAGTATATTAAGATGGGTCTTGAAGGCAATAGTATGGAAGAAGAAGCTACTCAAGAACAAGTAACTCAAAGCAGGACTGCATTAAAAACAGAGTGGGGCGAAGATTATGATGTGAAGGTACGTCAAGCAAATGAAGCGTATTCAGCATTATCCACTGAGATCCCAGAACTAAAAGAGTTTGTAGAAACAAACGCTGTAATTGCAAACCATCCTGCAGTTCTTAAATTGTTTAGTAGAATATCTGAAGTATCAGGTGACACATTGCCTTTGTCTGGAAATAACCCACAAAATGGTTTTCAAAACGAGACAGTGCATAACATTAAATCAGAAATTGCAGGCATTGATGCTCAGTTTGGTGATTTAATTATGAGCAGACCAGCATCGTTAAGTATTCCAGATCGCAATAAACGTCAGCAAATTTTACAGCAAAGAGCTGATTTGTACGAAAAGATGTACCCTATGAATACGAATCAGTAGTTAAGGCTTGACATCTTATATAAAATAGGCTATTCCGATACTATTGGGGTAGCCTTTTTTAGGTCCTAATGACAGCTTTGGAAAGCCGTTGGTTGACGTTATAACTAGAAGAGTCCGCAAGGGTAGCTCGTCGAAAAACAAACTATCATTCTAACTTCTATTATTAAAAAATTATGGCATTATCAAATGTAGGTTCTCAAGGTTACTCCAACAGTACTGCTACTGCTGGAGAAAACTTTATAGAAAAATCATACGTTGCAGCTTTCCGTGAAGGTTTCGAACAAGCGTTCCAACAAACCGAATCAAAGCTTCAACCGTATTTCGAGTCCGAGACTCAAAACGAGGAGTATCAATACTTTGATCGTATTGGTATTGCAAGCCCAATGGCTGAAGACACAAGTCGTTACGCAGCTAACCCATTCGGTGAGATCGATCACGACAGACGTCGTCTTGGTCTTAAAGACTATGAGTTAGGTAAGTACATTGACGAGAAGGACCTTAAACGTGTTGTTACAGATCCAATGAATTCTTACACATCAGCGCTTCTTGCGTCTGGTAAACGTAAGATTGATGATATTATCATCGAGAAGTTCTTTGGTTCCGCTTTCACAGGTAAAAACGGTACTACTCAGATTGACTTCACTGACGTAGCTGAAGACGACGCAAACATCAATGTTGGTTCACTAACAATTGGTGCAGGTCAAGGTCCAGTTTCAGGTGGGTCTGCTACAGACTTAATCACAGCAACCACTCCTGGTTTTGCGATTGACGGAACAGCTAACACTGAAGGTTTCACTATTGGTGCTAACTATGTATCTTCAGGATCAGCAGCCGCTTCTGGATTAACACTTGCTAAACTTCGTGCAGCACGTATTACAATGTTAAAGCTTAACGCTATTGATCAAGATGAGACTATCAACTGTTTTGTTACATCAAAACAAATTGATGACTTGTTAGGTATCACTGAGGTTGTTAGCTCTGACTTCGCAGTACGTAAAGCACTTGTTGAAGGTAACGTTGTTACATTCATGGGCTTCCGTTTCATCGTGTGTGAGCGTTTACCATTATACAATGGTACTAACGACGACGAAAGACGTTGTATTGTTGCTACTGACAAAGCTCTTAAGATGTCAATTGGCTCTGGGCTTAAAGGTGACATGTGGCGTGATCCATCTAAGAAAAACATCCCTTACATCTACTTCAAGTTGTGTGCAGACGCATCTCGTATGTGGGGTGAAGTTGCAGGTGAGATCCGTTGTAACGAAGACGTATAATCTTAATCGAGTTACCTCCTTGCTCAATGCAAGGGGGTACTCCCTTTTATAATGGCCATTACACATACAAAAACTCAGATTATAAATAACGCTTTAAGAATGGTGGGTAGTTACCACATTGAAGATGGCGATACTACTAGCACTACTTATCAGATAGCAGATCGTGCTTTTGACGATGCAGCTAATGATATATTTTCAACTAATATATTTCAATACAATACAGACAGAACATACAGTACAGGCACAGCAACTAGTACAATAGCGGATGCTGACAAGCCAGGCAGTTTCTGGGAGTATAGACATACTTTGCCAGATAATTACAATTTATTAATAGGAGTATTAAATCAAGACAACAACCAAGTGCTTGATTTTACTTTGGACGGTATTGCTACAAGTGCTAGCGTTACTAATCCTTACTTATTTACAACTGAAGAAAAAGTGCATATATTTTATACATATATTCCAGAAATAGATGGCACATCTACTGGATCAGCACAAAGAATGCCGTCATATTTATCAAGACTACTTGCATTGCATATGGCTCAAAATATGTCGATCGAGTTATCAGGGTCAGAAAACAGACACGAAATTTTATTTAAACAGTATACACTTGCTTTAAGACGTGCAAGAACACTAGAAGGTAGATCATCGCCTCCTATGCAATACATAAATGACGATAACTCATCTTTTTTAAGCGCATTCAAAAATTATGGCTCGATATAGTAATGTACAAACTGATTTTTCTGGTGGATTAATAAGCGAGTATATTTTAGGTCGTAAAGACTTAAAGAAAACAGCTAACGCTGCTCGTGTTTTAAAAAACTTTTTTCCTACGTTACAAGGTCCTGCTACATACAGAAGCGGTTTTGAAAGAATTGGTGTAGGAGATGTTTCTCTAGAAAACTCTGTGACTACAGAAGTTACATTAAGCTCATCGTTTAGTTACAGAATTGTTTTTAAATCGTTAAGTATAGATGTATACGGTGTTGATGATGGAGTATTAAAAGCTTCTGTAGCATCTCCGTATGGTTCTGGTGATTTAGCTGATTTAAGATTTAGCTCTGAAACAGATGCGTTGTATATAACGCATTCCAATCACAAACCAAGAAAGCTATCACCAGGTTTTGTGCAAGTGTTTCCTTTATTAGAATCAACAGAAACTTCGCCTCCAAACTTACAATTGTTTTCTGACGGTAGTTTAGAAACACCTGCAGTTTCTGATAGAGCTTTAAGAGCTGCAGTCGAAGTTTTAGGAGATACTAGTTGGGTTTTTGAAGAAATTGATTTTACAGTTGAGCCGTTTTTGTTTCCTGACGAATCAGGGATTGATTTTACACTAACTGAAGGAGAGCGATATGTAAAACTTGAGTCTACTGGCGCATTTACTGATTCTTCTAGTTCTACTGGATTTGTACCTGTAGGTAATTACGTAGAGTATCAACAATCTGGTGAGTGGTTGCTAGGTGAAATTGTTGGCTCTAGTGAAACTACAAATTATACAATTTTAGATCCTTCAGCAGATGTTGTATACATAAAGCCTGTTTCATCTGTATTAGATGTAAACGATCAAGATGCTAGGTTGTTTTTGTTAGATAACGACACCGAAACCGCTCCAGTGTCTCCTGCTACTAGCACAAATGAAAGAGATATTTTAATTCAAGACGAAGTACCAGCAGGAGAAATACATGTGCGATCAGACGTGTTGGTGTTTAGAAAAGGCTTTGAAGGTTCTTGGTTAAGAGTAGGAGACGATAGAAGGGCTAGTGAAGTAGCTGTAGGAGAAGACAGAATAAATACTCGTTGGGTTCGAGTAAAAGAACACTTAGGTACACAAGATCACCCTGTTGAGTTTATAAGAAGCCGTTCCCCATTTGACGACTTAGAACAAGGTTCTACATATAAGTTTTTATCTAACGCTACTGAAACAAACGTTTCGTATTATGTAGCTGGTCCAGATGTCGATGGTAATTTAGATGTTACAACTGGAATATTTCAAGTGCCTGATGGTAACAGAGTATTTACAATGGTAAACGGAGTAACTACAACTCGACCACATAATTC